ATATAAATTAGTAAATGGAGAAACAATACAGCTAACAGCTGAAGAAGAATCAGCTAGAGATGCTGAGGAAACTGCATGGGCTAATGGTGCTAAAGATAGAGCTTTAGCAAACCTAAGACAGAAAAGAAATAATTTGTTAAAAGAAACAGATCACTATGGTTTATCTGATGTTGTTATGTCATCTGAAATGACTACTTACAGACAAAAATTAAGAGACTTACCTGGTACAGTAACAGAAGATGATACAGCTAGTGATGTAGATAATATTACATGGCCAACTAAACCATAATGGCACGGAAGTTTAAAGATTTTGTACCAAGACCAAAACCTAAGAAACGTCCTAGGATTCACAAAAAGAATAAAAATAAACAAGAGAAGCGTAGCTTCAAAAAATACAATAGACAAGGAAGATCATAATGGCAAAAACACCAGACGAAACTAAACTACAGAAAGGTGCTTTAGCTCCTGCTCAGGCAGAGCAAACTGGTAGTCAAAAAGCAGTTAGCTTGATTGAAAGTTTAGCGGTAGGAACACCAACTTTACCTACAGGGACAGTTGTACAACCACAACTACAAAATTTAGGTACTGGTGAATTGATGGCTACACAAGGTGTACAAGCACCTGTAACTGCTGCTGTACCTACTGCTCCTACTGCACCTACAATAACTGCTGCAGCTGCACCTACAGCTACGGCAACAACTATGCCTACGGCACAGGCTGCAGGACAAATGACAGCTATGCAAGTTGCAGGACAAACTCCTACAGCTACAGCTGCACAACAAACTTCATTAACTGCACCTGCACAAGCTGCAACAGGAACTATAACTAGTGATGCTACAGTTAAAGGTCAACTAGAAAGTTTACAAAATGAAGTATCCACAGCATTAGCATCTGGTAATCCTTTACCTGTATGGGCTAGAGGTGCTGCTAAAGCTACTGAAGCAGCCATGAATAGAAGAGGTATGAGTGCTAGTTCTATGGCAGCTGAGGCACTTGCTGAAGGTATTATGAACTCTGCTATACCTATTGCTAAAGCAGATGCAGATACTTATAAGCAGATGATATTCCAAAACCTTGCTAATAATCAGCAAGCTAATATTACAAATGCACAAGCATATTTACAAATGGATATGACTAACTTGTCTAATAGACAACAAACAAGTTTAGCTAATCTAAATGCAAGACAATCATTTTTATTATCAGATCAAGCTGCACAGAATGCTGCATTACAATTTAATGCAACAAGTCAGAATCAAGTAAATCAATTTTATGATGGTATGTCTGCACAAATGGCAGAACAAAATGCTGTTAGAGCTGATGCTATGAATCAATATGCAGTCAGTGAACAAAACAAAATTTCTGCATTAAATGCACAAAACGATGTAGCTGTAGCAGAAGCAAACGCTGCTAGAGAATCAGCTATT